CATTCATGGTAAAAACTGCTCAGCTACCAGGATCTTCTGTCGGTACTGTTCCAACATTCTACTTCGGTCGTGAAGTAAAAATTGCAGGAAACAGAACGTTCGCTGACTGGACAGTAACAGTACTTAACGATGAAGATTTCATTGTTCGCAATGCAATGGAAGCGTGGATGCGTGGAATCAACGACAACGTCACAAACTTGAGAACAGCATTAACAACACAACAATATGCTGTTGATGCTCAGGTGTTCCAATATTCAAAAGTTGGCGGTGCACCAGTTAAGTCATACAAGTTTGTAGGAATGTTCCCAATTGACATTACTCCAATCGACCTAGATTGGGGATCAAATGATACAATTGAAGAATTTTCCGTGACATTCCAATATCAACATTGGGAAACAATTGATCGTGAAGCTCCATTTCGTTCTTCTCTCTTGAACGGTTTGCTCGCTTAATGACTCTGATTGGGGGGAGAATTCTCCCCCCATTTATATGATGGAGTAACCATGGCAATAAATCTATTCGGATTCGAAATTACCCGCAGAAAACCTGAAGTCCAACTTCAGCCTCAAATCACTGCGCCTGCAAGTGACGACGGAGCAATTACAGTCACTGCTGGTGGATACTTTGGCACTTATCTTGACCTTGAAGCCAGCTTTAAAAACGAAAACGATTTAATCTCACGTTATCGTGAAATGGCAATGCAGCCAGAACTCGAGACTGCTATTGACGATATCGTAAATGAGGCTGTAGTTCATGACGTTACTGGTAAGTCCATTTCAATTATTCTTGATGATCTAGAACAACCAGATAATATCAAAGAAATGATTCGCGATGAATTCGATAATGTTCTTCGCTTGCTCGATTTCTCAAACTTTGGTCAAGAAGTTTTTCGTGACTGGTATATTGATGGAAGATTATTCTATCAAGTTCTTCTTGATGAAAAACAACCAAAACTTGGGATTCAAGAACTCGTTTATATTGATCCAAGAAAAATCAAAAAGATAAGAAATATCATCAAGAAGAAAGACGAAAGAACTGGCGTTCAAGTCGTAACAGGCGTTCAAGAGTTTTACATCTACAATGATAAGATGACTGCACAAGGTCAGACTTTGGTAGCATCTAATGCTGATGCAAGCGTTAAGATTGCTGCTGACGCAATCATCAACGTAAATTCTGGATTACTTGACCCAAAGCGTCAGATGGTGTTATCTTATCTTCATAAAGCCATTAAACCACTCAATCAATTGCGCATGATTGAAGATGCGATTGTTATCTACCGTATCTCTCGTGCACCAGAACGTCGCGTATTCTACATTGACGTGGGTAATATGCCGAAGATCAAATCAGAACAATATCTTCGCGACATCATGACAAAGTTCCGCAATAAAGTCGTTTATGACAGTAATACAGGCGAAGTCAAAGACGATCGTAAGTTCATGTCAATGATGGAAGACTTCTGGATTCCTCGTCGCGGTGAAGGCAAGTCAACAGAAATTACCACGTTACCATCTGGACAAAATCTTGGTGAGATGGCTGACGTAAAGTATTTTGAACAAAAGTTATACAAATCACTTAACGTTCCAGTTTCTCGCCTTGAAACACAACAAGGATTTTCACTTGGTCGTTCTTCTGAAATAACTCGAGATGAACTCAAATTCACGAAGTTTATTGAACGACTCAGAACAAAATTTAGTATCCTTTTCGATGAATTAATGGAACGACAATTAGCCCTTAAAGGCATTTGTTCTGTAGATGAATGGCATGAATTAAAAGAAAAGATTCACTATGATTTCTTAAAAGATAATAACTTCACAGAAATTAAAGAATCAGAACTTATGGCAAATCGCCTTCAACTCATGAATCAAATTGATCCATATGTTGGAACTTACTTCTCTAGAGCATGGGTTCGAAAACATGTATTACAATTTGATGAAGAAGGCATTGAAAGAATGCAAACAGAAATTGAAGAAGAACAAAAAGAACTTGGCGATACGAATATGTCTATGGGAGTTCAAGGCGCACAAAGTGGAATGCCTATGCAAAATGCAATGGGTGCAAGTGCGCCAATGCCTCCATCACCAGCAGCTGCTGTTAATCCAGCAGATGAATTGAATAACAAGTTTAATACACAATTCGCTAAATAGTAATTGGAGAAAATTATGGAAATGTCAGACTTAGTTAATGCTGTACTTGGCGGTGATAAAGAAGGTGCACATAAAGCATTTTCAGATATGATGGCAGCTAAAGTTACAGATGCGCTTGACGTGAAGAAAGTTGAAGTTGCATCAAATTTACTTGGAACACAAGAAGTAGAAACGAATGAACCTGAAGCAGTTGAGACAGAAGTTGACGGAAGCTCCAACGAAGAGCCAACCTCAACAGAAGAAAGTCCAGAATAATTCTGACGATTCAACTCGTCAGAAAATAGTTGCTGCAAAAAGCACTCTAGGTCTCAGAGACGTCAACGTCCCTGTTGCTCTCAGCGGTCATAAAAAAGTTAAGAACATTGTTGGCAAAAATCCAAGTATGCCATTCAATCAAGTTTTAAACCGCTTAACACCAAATGAAAGAAGCAGTTATATTACTGTTTCATCAAAGGTTCCAGTTGATTCTCTTGAGAAAGATGTTTCAATGAGTCAATTTAGAAGACAATTGCAAACATTGCGCCCTTCTGGTAAAAAATCATTGATGAATTCTGTGGAGTTTTCAGATAAAGAACAACTCTGTGAAGCATCATTAATCGACGAATTATCACCACCTCCAATGCTTGTCTTGAAAAGAACAGGCATTCGTATTTTTCCTGATGGTCGTCGTGTTGCAATGTATACTAATCAAAAATATGGATTAGTCTTTACTGTTCCATATAAAGGAACAGCTGGAACAGAAGTAATTCCTGGCGTACAATCAGAAGAAACAGAGATCATGGAAAGCCTTGAGCATGTTGCAAAATATGCGCAAGAAGAATCTCCAAAACAAACATCACGTCACATTAAATTTAATGACGGATCAAAACTCAGAGTCAGTCATGGTGCAGCAAAAGCCATTCATATGGTTCATGGTGCATTGAACGACGAGAACAAAAAGAAATATGCTGAAATGCTTAAAGATCCAAAGGGATTTGAAAAAGCAGCACATTTTGCATTAAGTAGAGTCAAGTTTACAATTGGTGACGAATGAGCGTTGTATCAGAAATAGTTCGAGAAATTATCGCTGAAGCAAATGTTCAAAAAATGGGCAGAAAGAAGCTCATTCGTTTGCGTATTCGTGGCGGAAAAGTTCAAAGAAGAAAACAATTTTCTGCGGTAAAAGGGTACACAATTCGTAAAGGCAAAATGGTTCGTATACCTCCAAGTGAAAGGTTGAAAAGAAAATTAGGTGCTCGTAGAGCAAAAATTAAACGTCGTGCAAAAATGGCACGTGCACTGTTAAAAAGAAAAAGATCTCTCGTCAAAAGAAGATCATTGGGGTTAAGATAAAATGAAATTAATCACCGAAACAATTGAAGAAGTTAAAGTAATCACCGAAGAAAAAAATGGTGTCAAATCTCTCTTCATTCAAGGTCCATTTCTTGTTGCTGAGATGAAAAATCGCAACGGGCGTATGTATAAAACAGATACCTTGAAGAAAGAAGTGGAACGCTATAACGAAGAATACGTTTCTAAAAATCGTGCTTTCGGTGAATTGGGACATCCAGATTCTCCATCAATCAATCTCGATCGTGTATCACATCTCATTACCAATCTAAAACAAGAAGGTAATTCATGGATCGGGAAAGCAAAAATTCTTGAAACTCCAATGGGTAAAATCGCTAAATCTCTTTTAGAAGGCGGTGCTACTCTTGGAGTCTCCTCACGTGGCATGGGTTCACTTAAAGAAGTGAATGGTGTCAACGTGGTTCAAGATGACTATTATCTAGCCACAGCGGCTGATATTGTAGCGGATCCATCCGCACCAGGGGCTTTTGTTCAAGGTATTATGGAAGGTAAAGAGTGGGTTTGGGATAATGGCAAAGTCACAGAAGTTGACGTTAATGCTTATTACGAACAAATCAAACGAGCAAAGCAAAAACAAATAGACGAAATCTCTCTCAAGATTTTTGAGAATTTCGTGTCAAAACTTTAAAATTTATAAATAATATTATCTCTTCAGGAGTTTAGTACAATGGCAAAAACATTATCAGAATCCGCTGCAGAAATCCTAAAAGCATCAATGGGTGCTGCAAAAGAAGCAGCAAAGAAGTTACCAGCTGAGATGGATGATCTTGGCGGTCCAACCGTATCAGACGCAGAAGGCGGCGAAGTAGGAAAGAAAGCAGCAGCTAATGTTGCTCCTGCTGCAAAGCCAGCTACGAAAGGTGATGCCAAGTCTGCAAAAGTTCAGGCTATGGAAGAAACCGAAGCTGACGAAGAAACAGAAATTGTAGCTGAAGAAGAAGTTCCTTCTGAAGAGACAGTTATTGAAGCATCAGCTGAAGAAACAGAAGAAGTCGTCGTTGAAGCAAAAGACAAAAAAGACGATGAAGAAGACGAAGACGAAGACGAAGACGAAGAGATGAACGAAGAGCAAATCGTCGAAGTTAAAAAAGCCATGATGAAAGACATGGTTAAAAAACATAGCAAGTCTATGAAAGAAGACGTTGACGCTCTATTCAACGGTGAATCTCTATCAGAAGAATTCCGTGTGAAAGCTACTACAATTTTCGAAGCAGCTGTAAATTCACGTGTTGAATCAATCGTTGAAGAAGTTCTTGAAGAGAATGATAAAGTTCTCGTCGAAGCTATCGAAGAAATCAAAAATGACATTTCAGCACAAGTTGACGAATATCTCAACTATGTTGTCGAACAATGGGTTGAAGAAAACAAGGTTGCAATTGAAGCAGGTCTTCGTGCAGAACTTGTTGACGATTTCATCGGTGGTCTCAAGAATCTATTCGCAGAACACTACATCGAAATCCCAGAAGAAAAAGTTGATGTTGCAGAAGAGCTCGCATATAAAGTCGCAGAGCTTGAAGAATCTGTACAATCATTGACAACTTCTTCAGAAGAAAAAATTGCTGCTCTCACAGAAGAACTTAATGCAGCAAAGAAAAACGAAGCAATTCGTAAGGCATGTGTTGATCTAACAGAAACACAAGTCGCGAAAATGAAATCGCTCGCAGAGAGCGTGGAGTTCACCACAGAAGGTGAGTTTAATGATAAGCTCGCAACAATACGCGAGAACTACTTCCCAAGTAAAACAAATGTGAAAAGTGAGGTAAAGGCACTTCAAGAAACTGCAGAAGAAGAGCCTGAAGTAGCAGAAGTTCATGGTCTAATGAAACATTATGTACAAGCAATTAGTAAAACGGCTCCAAAAGCCTAATTAACTCATCTTTTTTACGGAGTAATAAAACAATGTATCTCAATGAAACATACGCAAAAAAGTGGGCTCCAGTTCTAGATCACGGCGATCTACCAAAAATTACTGACCCATACAAACGTGCAGTCACTGCACTCGTTCTTGAAAACCAAGAACGTGCCCTAATGGAAGAATCACGCTCAATGCAAAATCTTTGGGAAGCTGGTTCAGTCGCTGGTGGCGGTCTTCCAAACAATGTTGGTGGCGGTATGTCACCAGTCAATGGTTCAGAAGGCGCAATCAAAGGCTTCGACCCAATCCTAATCGGTCTTGTCCGTCGTGCACTTCCAAACCTAATGGCTTATGACATCTGCGGCGTTCAGCCAATGACAGGTCCAACAGGTTTGATCTTCGCAATGCGCTCAACATACGCTTCTGCAACAGCACGTGGCGGTGAAGCATTGTATCAAGAAGCAAACACTGGTCACTCAGGTAATGCTGCAACAGGTACACAGTCAACATTGGCTGTTAACCCAGCTAATGCCAATGCCTCAATTTGGGGTCTTGACAATACTGGTCCTGGCTTCTCAACAGCCTTCGGTGAATCAGCAAACCTAGCACACATGGGCTTCCAAATCGATCGCGTTGCTGTTACAGCAAATACACGTGGTTTGCAAGCATCATACACGCTAGAACTTGCACAAGACCTCAAGGCAATTCATGGTCTAGACGCAGAAACAGAATTGACAAACATTTTGTCAACAGAAATTCTTGCAGAAATCAACCGTGAAGTTGTTCGCACTGTATATGCAACAGCAAATGCTGGTATCACAAACAATGCAACTGGCAACGTGTTCAACCTCTCTTCAGCAAGCGACACAAGCGGTCGTTGGCAAGTTGAGAAGTACAAGTCACTCTTGTTCGCAATCGAAAGAGCAGCTAACAAGATTGCAAAAGACACACGTCGCGGAAAGGGCAACATGGTCATCGTCTCAACAGACGTTGCATCAGCTCTTGCAATGACAGGTCTTCTAGACTACAACTCAGCACTAAGCAACAACACAAACCTAACAGTTGACGACACAGGCAATACCTTCGCAGGTACATTGTTCGGTCGCATCAAAGTTTATGTTGATCCATATTCTGTATCTGGAACAGACTACTGCGTAGTCGGCTACAAAGGCACCAACGCTTATGACGCTGGTCTCTTCTACTGCCCATACGTTCCACTACAAATGGTACGTGCAGTTGACCCACAAACCTACCAGCCAAAAGTTGGCTTCAAGACCCGTTATGGTCTAGTAGCAAACCCATTCGCAACAGGCGCTGGCACAGGTGCTCTAGCAAACGACAGCAACTACTACTATCGTAAGTTTGTTGTTCTAAACATCAACCAATAATTGATGTGCTAGAAAAGTTATTGCCGACTTTAAAATAAAAATAAGGCAAAGATCTGGGGGGAGTGAAAA